TAGAATCTAAATTCTCTGAAATATTAGCACCTAACTTAGAAGTATTTTCTGTATCTCTATTCATATAAACATTTCCACCATCTTCATATTTCTTAACTACACCACCACATTTATAACCATTATTAGACTTAAGTATTTCCATTTCTTCAGGTGACAAACTATCTCCAGATTCTAATTTATAAGCTAAGGTTCCTTCTTTTGGACCCAATGGTTGTACTTCTCCTGCTTTTTGAATGGCTTCACCTAAAGCTGCACCATATACATTACCAAATAAATTCTTACCACCAGCCATTCTTACTGTTGGACGAGAAGTTCTAATCATATTTAATTCTTTTTCTAAATTCACTTTTTGTTCTGGAGGAGTTTTTGGATTATTCAATGACTTAAGTATTTCACTTTCTCTTAGAAATGATTGAGTTTCATTAGATACAATCTCACCTCTAGGTAAAGGTTTAACCACACCACCTTCCGCATATTTAGGTTTTTTAAATTTATCTCTTAAATTTGAAAAATTGTCACTTTTCATGTCTTCCTCGAATATAGTAATTACATTAATACTTGATAAACCCTTTAATTACTGTATATTATGATAGTTAATGTGTAAGTTGTGTTTGCTAGTAAACCTGTAATATTACTAACTTTTATTATTTTATTTTCTTCGGTATATGTTATAAAGGGATGTGAAGTTATAGCACCACCTAGAACTCTTATGATTTGTGTTCCTGTTGACTTTAAAGCTAAATTATGTTTAAAAGAGATTGAAAATACAGGATTACCACTTGCATCAACTTTGATGTTATTAATAGTTTTAATTTCTTGATTAAGATTTTCTGATATTGAAAGATTCTTATTTAAAGCATTGTAAACACTTTCAGCAAAGGAATTATAACAAATACCAATCTTTTCAACTAGTTCCTTTTCATCGTCTTTAAAATCTTCAACGTTTAATCTTTTTGGGCTATCTATTTTCATTATTTATATGCTCTCGGTGTTGTTTGTTCGTTGTAAGTTACTGAATATCCAATAATACCAAACTTCTCTCTGGCTACGTTATGTTCAAATTTCAAATATATATAACGACATCTTTGTTTATTTCTAGGCACATACGTTCTAAATGGTCTTTCTCCACCATCACCACCATAAACATACTCACCATATGTTTGAGTACCATAATCACCATTACCTTCTGCTTCAAATTCAATACCTTCTAAATGAGCACTTATATCACTTCTAAAAGACATAGTACCATATGTAAAGTTATATTGATCAAACATTAACGTTGATTCTCTAAATTGTTTCATTAATGATGAATCACCTAAAGTTTCCGCGGAATATTGCGTTTCAGTACTTATACCATTGAATATAATACAATCACCAACTAGAATTGGTATTTCGTTATAAAGAATAACTTTACCTAAAGAAAATATTACATCTTTAATAACGGCTTCGTAAGTTATAGCTGTTGTATATTTTTCATAGTTAGTAAAGGCAATACCAGTTGATGTATTTAGTTCGTCTACAAGAAGATTAAACCCATCTCTAAGGTCTTCTATATCGTTACTACCAGAATAACTAGTATAAGTTTGTAGAACGTCATCTAGGGCTATTTTTGACACTAATGCTTGTAGTCTACCACCTAGATCATTACCTGTTGATAATTTCAATTCGGTATAGTAATCTGAATCATCTAACATCCAATCTTTATCTAACTGATTTAATAATCGATTAAATCTAACAATAGTAATATATTGTATTTGATATAATACATCATGAATGTTAACATTAAGTATGTTACTTGGAAAAATTATATCACTTCTAATTGTTGATGGTGATAATGTTTTTTCATATTCTCTATCAGCATAGTCTGTTCTTTCAAAGTTTTTTCTTTCAATTTCTATCTGGTTAATATCTGATGGACCTAAATAAAGTCTATCATTACCACTATTTACAATACCACAAGTTTTACTCATTATCCAACGAGTCCAAGTCCTTGTAAATACGTTAAAACGATAACATTGTGTTGCTGTTGTATCTGTTGGTAATGTTGGTAAAAACAATAGATAAGCTCTATCACTTTCATAAGTTATACCAAAAGACTTCTTAGAGAAATTAGGAAAATTACTAGATGTTGGTTTTAGTATTAAGTCTTCTATCTTTCTAGAAATAATACTAACAGCACCATCAGTAACGGTAACAACACCTTGACTTGTTAACATATATATTTGATTATTCAATACTTGAGCTGTGTCAGCAGCTATTAATGGACTAGATGAGTCTGTTAATGTAACAACGAAAGTATCTGGAGTAGTTCCAGTTAATCTATATATACCATCAGTCTTAAGAATAAATAAAGATTCTCTTAAAGACATAACTCTTAGAATTGGTTTATCTTTAGATCCAATAGCTATGTAATTTAATATTGGAACAGATTCAGGTTGTTCTGCTTTTGAATAATAAATCCTATTAGGATTAACTTCATTATCAGACTTAACTGATGAAGTAAATGGTGTTGATGGAACTACCAAGGGTATTTTAGGACTAATATCATTACCAGAAGCTTCTATATTTGTTCCTAAATAAAATGGTATGTTAGCCATAACTCTTTTTTCTAACATCAATTGACCTGGAAGATCATTTGGTCCAGAAAGATAGAAAGCATATACTCTAGATGATTGATTACGATTAATTACTTTAATCAAAGAATTAACCGTATCGTCTATATTTTGTGAAGGTGTACCAGCTTTAGCTAAAGCAAACTTTTTATTTGGTATATCCTCAACTGTTGAAGCTTCATAAGTTTCATAACCACTTATATCACCAATATAAAGTTTAGTTGGTCCACCCACATCACCTTCATCTTTAAAATCATCAACAGCTAAAACATCAAAAAATAAACGATGTAACGTTGATGTATTTGCATAAAAGACATAACTTTGATATTTAGTTACATCTTTAGCTAATGGTGGTCTATCATTTGAAGAATTTATTCCTTCTCCTGATATTGGATTTGTATATAAAGTAGTTCCAGAAGCTCTAAAATCTTCAGAAACTAAATCAGTAGCAGTTACATAACCATTACTAAAATCTGTTGAAGTTGGATAATCTTCAAACACTAAATTCATTTCATCTTCTGGAACATTTAAAATAGCACCAACCATGTTATCTTTTTGTACATCTCTATAGACTTGGTATCCATAGTTGTTTTCAGAAGTTATTGTGTACGCATCAATTATTTCGGTTGGTATTGTAAATGTTAAAGTTGTTGCTTTTGAAGCACCTGAAGTATTTCTTATTATTCCTATCTGTCCCGGAGATCCTATTTTTAAATTACCATTAACATCTTTTCTAAACCAAACAACTCTATAAGCTGTCATCTTATTGTTTTCTAACCAATCTGTAGAGGCGTTTAACTCTATTTGTATATCTAACGCTTTAGGAACACCAGCACTAACTATATAACCTGGATCTGTTGTTAATTCTGTAGCTTCCAATGCTGATATTACTTTGATTCCTTCATTTGTTGTAAAATATAAATTACCATTAGATTCAACACTCTTTATTCTAAGTCCTGATTCTAATTCTGTATATGTTCCTGAGAATTCAGAAAAAGCACCACTACCATCATCAAACAATAATTTAGTAGCGTAGTGTATTAGTATTCTACCTTTATATTGTAATAGTTGTTTAGAGACATCCGATGCTGTTCCAAAAGAATCACCATATATTTTCATACCTCTACGAGGTTCAATAACACCATCTTTATCTATTACTATATTATTAGCTTGAACTAATGCACCATCTTCCAGTGTTAATTCATTTTTAAATGAATGTAATCCCAATGCTGCATTTACTGTTTTTTGTGGCATTTTTCATCCTTATATTGAACGTTTACCTTTTCTACCGATACCACTACTTCTTAAAATATTATGACGAGATTTAGCTTTGATTGGAGATCCTGATATTCTGTTGTCTAACATTAATCCGTTATTGTTCTCCATTTTTTCTAAACGTCTAGTAGCAACGGCTAAATTTTGAACATCACCATTAGCTTCTAAAACTAATGTTGCTGTCATTTGTGCTAATAATGGGTGTAGTTCACTTGGACAATTAATTAGATCTGTTTCACCAGCTAATGATAATCTATCACCAATAGATAATCTTGGTGGTATGTTCTCGGGATCTAGTTGTATATATTTACCTGAAGTATTTATCGATATAATAGGAACATCAAAACTTATAATTTTATGAGGTGATTTTGTTCTGACGAAATCATATAAAGCTGTTGCTGAAAAATTAGTAGGTAAAGCTGTTTTATTTTCATCAGAATTAATTAAAGTTATAATACCGTTAGTTCTATCAATGTTTTGAATTATCGCAACTCTTTCATTTAATACTAAAGCGTTTGGTTTTATTAAATAGAAGAATAGTAAACCACCAATACCGTCTATATTATCTTCACTAGTGTGTATTACTAGATTCTCACCTTCTATATAGTATCTAAAAACTCCATTATTACCATTATAATCAACTAATTCATCTGTTGATACTTGTATCATATCCTGTTTAGTTTCTTCATCATTTATGTCACTAATATAAAACACTTCTTGAAATTTAGCTCCTATTGAACGATATGGTATTTCATATCGTTTTACACCAGCTTCTAATGGTATTATTTCTTGAATACGAAAATAGTTCTCTTGTTTTGATAAAATTAAAGGAATTAATGAGCTTGACATCTCATCGTTTGCTAATTTTAATATGTCATTATCATCTAGTAAATTTTGACTGTCTGGTATATTAGTACGTTTTTTTATACTATCTAATAATTCAATAGATGAATAATAGGATTTGTTTGCTGTAGACATAGTACATCCTTATATTATTCTTTTAATTGAGAAGCTAATTCCATTAGTTTTTTAAGTTTAGCTAATTTATTATCTTTTCCTTCTTCCATTCCATCACATTCAGCTTCATCTTCTTTACATTCTTCCATTTCTTCTTCACTTCCAACAATTTCTTTAGCTTTCTCTAGTCCTTCTTCTAATCCATCTTTATCTGGAGCGGCTACTGTTACTTTTTTCATACCTTTTAATTCTTCACCACCAGCTTCATTCATGATAGAATCAATATCATCAAGCATTGACTCTTTAATCTTCTTAGATTTATCATCAACAAATTTACCTTCTTTTGCTTTCTTTCTTAGTAGATCTTTAAATTTTTCAATCATTAGAAACTCCTTTATTTTTATTCTCTAAGTAAGTTTTAGTACCACTTATCAAATGTTCTGTTAAGTTTGCACCAAAAAAAGATACAGCACAAACCTTTAATAAATCAACTAGCTGAGCACCATCTATATAGTTACCAACTCTAAGTAAAACACTTAGTAGTGTTATTATTCCCATTATCCAAACTTTACGATAACCCATTAAAAAATCTAGTTTTAATCTAGATAACATATTAAACTCCAGTTGTCTCACTTCTAAATTTAAAAGTTAGACTAACATAACCACTAACGTCAGGTGAAGTATATTGTACTTGACCACTAGATGTTATATCAAATTCTATACCACTATCATCACCTGTACTATTTACTGACATATACCAACCAGAATTATTTTGTACACCTATTAATTCAAATATTTCAAATTTATCACTAGTAGCTTGCAAATCAACACTAACTATAGTTTTAAAAGATCTAACATCAGCATTAGCAAAAGCTAATCCTGTTACGTTAGTAAATGATGTTTGATTGTTGCTACCACTAAAAGACGTTTCTTCGATATCACCTGTGCTAGGTGAAGATATAGACACTAATTTTGGTATTCCATTTACAAAATTTACAGCATATCCCATTTTATATCCTTGTAAAAAGAAGAGAAGGACTTCATGTCCTTCTCTGCTTAATTATGTTAATTAGATAGCTAATTCAAGATGTGGAGCAAGAACTATTTTACCAAGAGCACTAGCATGTCCAAGTAGTACTATGTTTTTATCGGCTGGAGCAGTTTTAGTAGCATTTCCAGCAGTAGCAGAAAGATAAACACGTTTACCTAAATCAAAGTTTCCATCTTTAAGTACAGTAACTTCACCAGCTACTTGTACTAGTCCAGAAGCTTCATCTGCTATTTCAGCAATAACAACACCAATAGTACCTTCACAAGTACTTAATGCGTCAGCATCAGCAAGAATGATTTCACCAGCAACAGTTTGACTTAAACAAACAACAGATCCTGCTGGTATAGCACTTCCTGTATTATTAGTTAATGTGATAGAAACAGATTGAACAGAACTACGTGCATCTAATTTAGCGATAGCACTTTCAATAGTATCGGTATTTGCTATAACGCCAGCAGAAGCAGCATATGCATCAGAAAGTCCAATATCATTAGCTTCAAGTACAACGTCACCGGCTTGACCATTTACAGATGTAACTTCATCGCTAACATCCCATTTTTCCCAAGCACTACCATTGTAAGCTACTTTATCACCAGAAGCAAGAACTATACTACCTCCAAAAGCACCAAAATCATGTGTTCCTGCTGTTGTAACTCTATATAGAGCACCTTGTACTCTTGCAGCTTCTAAATCTAAATCTGGACTATTTGTAGTAGCATTATAAGTACCAGCATAGAACAATGGACTTGGTATAGATTCTACTTCAGTTTCCAAAGCTTGTAAAGCTGCTTTGATTGTTGAACTATCAGCAATAACTGATCCTGTAAATGTTCCTAAATGTTGAGCATTTTCAGCAACACCAGAAAGAGTTACTAAATCGTTAGCGTTAGCATCTATTTCTTCTTGAGCTGTTTCTAGAGCTTGTAGAGCAGCTTTGATTGTTTGATCATCAGCTATAGTAGATCCTGTGAATGATCCTAGATTATCAGAATCAACAGCTACACCAGAAAGTGTTACAAGATGTCCAACATCATCAGCAGCACCAGAAGCTACACCGGCAGTTGTTTCATGAGCACTTTCAATTGCTTGTAATGCGACTTTGATAGTTGAGCTATCAGCGATTGTGCTTCCAGTAAAAGCACCTAAGTGTTGTGCATTTTCTGCAACACCTGATAATGTAATTAAATCATTAGCATTTACATCAACTTCTTCATGTGCTGTTTCTAATGCTTGTAATGCAGCTTTTACTGTAGAATTATCGACTATTGTTGATCCAGTAAATTCACCTAAATTCTCAGCATTAACGGCAACACCAGAAAGTATTACCAAATCACCAATAGCAGTTTCAGCAGTTCCTAAATCTGTATCTAATTTTTCAATACCTGATTGAACAGTTACTTGTGTACGAACAGCAGTTAAACCTACTTGATCAGCACCTGAACTACCATCAACTACAGAAGCGATAAGAATTAACTTATCAGCAATAGCTCCAGTAATTTCAGCACTATTTGCACCTACTTTAATGGAACTTACTTTAAGTATGTCTGTACCACCATTTAGATCGACTTCTTTATGAAACCCATCTATATAACGAATTAATTTACTAATGTCTGTCATTTTTTAAATCTCCAAAAAATTGTTTATATTATGCTTTTTTTACCAGTAAACGAGCAATAGCTCCTGCTCCTGGATCTGCTGACCATGTTAATGTAATTGCATCTACTGCCTGATTAAAAGATACTAAAGCTGTACTATTAGCTCCTGCTGTTTTTTGTGAACAAGCAAGAATAACATCACCAGCAGCTAAACCAACAGCAGCAACACTTTCTACAGCACCACCACCAGCAGAAGCTGCGGTATCAATTACAACTAAATCTGCTATATCTAATTTTAAAGCTAATGCATCAAATACTACATTTTGTGATGGAGCTTTAGTTGTAACTCCGTCAACTAATGCATCTTCTATATCAGAACTATTAGCTTTCAATGCTAATGCATCAAATACTGCATTTTGTGAAGGTGCTTTATCAACAACAGCATTAACAATAGCATCTTCTATAACATCAGCAGCAGCATCTTCAGCAATATCAGTAGCTTCAACTAAAACAGCATCGATAGCATCTTGTACGTTTTTTTCATCAATTCCTTTGTAATCTACACTCATTATTATCTCCTTAGTTTATTCATCAATTTTTTCAAATTGATATTGAAGTTTTACTTTTAAAGGCAATCCTGACATCTTTAAAAGTTTGTTAACTCTTGTTACTAATAATTTTAACATCTTAGCTACTTTCTTACCTACTTCCTGAGAAAGTTGTTGAATCTCTTCGTTACTTTTTGATTCTAAATCCATGAAATTGCTCCTATTTAATGTTTATCACCGTTTATTATTCTTCCTAAATAACAGCTACGATAAATACTCACATTAAAACTTGATAAAATGAATTAACTTAATTGAATTATTACATCTGGATCTAGTATAATATCTTTATTTAAAGGATTATCTTGATTTTTAGAAACCACACCAACTTTTATAACGAAATCTCCAGAAACAAATCCATTAATACCAACTTGAGGTAAAACATTAGTTAAACCACCAGTTTTACTAACATATAGTATATCACCAAAACTAAAAGCTATTGATACGTTTTTTATAACTCTATCAGACTTAATTTCACCTTGTTCACCATCTAAAGTGTCTGAAGCTAATAAACCAATAATACCAACACTATTTGATATAGAAACATCTATCAAATCCATATCACCATTAGTATTAACTCTAACTGGTGTATTCTCTAGAATAGTACTTCCTGTATTATTTTCTAGAAGTATAGGTGGTGTTTGATTCTGTATCTCTAATAGTTCTTGACTATTTTCCCATTTACCACTAGTAAAGTTGAATTTAAGTATATCACTTTCATCAGGACTATATAAATCAACATCAGTTAAACTAGATAAAGAAGCACCAGCACTTACAGCTTTTAAATCAATTTCATTTGTCGAAGCATTTCCTGTGATACTAATTGTAGAATCACTAGAAATAAAATTGAAGCTTCTTGTAGACAAATCATCCCCATTAGTACAGCCAATCTCTACCGATCCACCAATGGGACGTTTAAAAAAACTTGCAACAACTATTTTTGGTATTCCTGAAGCATTATAAACAGAACATCTAAAACGTATTAACTCATATGAACTAATATCAACATAAGTGCTATCAACACCAATTATAGTATCGATAGTATCCCAATTAGATTGATTTTTTAGTTTTCCTTCTACAACAACAGCATTGATAATTCCTACATTTTCAGTTACAACTCTTAGTGAAGGCTGTTCGGCTAAGTCATAACCATCAGAACTACCAAGTATCCCTGTAGATCGAAAATCAATTTCTAAATTGAGTCTACGATCTGCTGTAGACATTTGTACCTCCTAATAATTTATAAATTCTTAAATTCTTCGAATGTTAATGGACTTTCTGGTAAAACTTGTTCTTGTGTTATATCTCTTAAGTACATTCTATAGTTCTTCATTAGTATTAATTCTTCTGATGTTATAGGGTAATCAGAAAGCATATACTTATCTGTAGATTGTAGTAGTACATTTCTTTTGTTTCTTAACTGTTCTATGTTATACTCATTAGTAATGTCTTCAATTGTGATAACATAATCAGCTTTGATTGTGTATTCTGTATATATAACAGTTTCTCCTAGTATTTCTTCTGTTTTTTCTTCTTGACTAAGGATTCTAGAAAGAAGTTCTTCTGGGACTGTTCTTAGTTTACGTTCTGGTAAACCTATTACCTTTTCATCAATTTGTTGTTGTAACCAAGAGTCAATTCTTTCATCTTCAACTTTTGATGGATAGTATTTATTTGTTATTTCATTATGTATTATTACTTTTTTCATATATTATCCTTTTAATCAATATTAAAAATACTTAATCTAGTTCTACTATCACCTGAACTAACATTTAATGTTGAACCATAATTGTGATATAATTGTAATTCAAAGTAGTCTCCAGTTACTCCGGTTAATATCCCTGAAACTCTCTGCATTTGGGGTATTGCTGGAGTTAAAAAATCCATGTATCTTGGTGATGCTATTCCATTTTTAAGAACTTTCATTGATGCATTCGTTGGATTATTTTCAAGCCAAATCCAAACATCAATAAAAAAACTTCCATTTCTTTTCAATCTTATCTTTCCATCACTTTCAATCATTCCATGTGTGTCTTTTATTTTTGTTGGAAAAATAACAGTTGTAAATGTACCATCAATTAATGAATTGCCACCTGTTGCAACATAATTAACTATTACTTTCTCACTCGCAGCTATTGTAGCTGGACCTGATTCTCTAATTATAAATATACCATTGGCACTGGCATTGGAACTTAGCGTACCTCCTACTCCCATTGTAATTTTTAACATATCTCCAACATTCAAAGGCAATGCTGTATTAAGGAAAAAATCTGTTTGATCTCCTAATCTAAAGGACTTGACAATAGAATAAGATCCTCCGACAGGTTTGTATTGTAATTGTATAGTATCACTTGTCACAGCTGTATATTTTAATTGCGCTCCTATTCTATAATCGCCTGCAATTTGAGTTGTAAATTCTCCAGTAGAAGAATTATAAGAGGAGTGAGTATCCTTGACTTTTGTTTCATAAATTACAGTTCCACCAGAAGAAATTGTTTGTCCATTAGAACTAGAGTAAATTGTAGTGTTTACTCTTGTATCTGCTCCATCACTTAAAACTACATTAGAAGACCAACCAGCTACAGGAATAAAATTAGTATGAAATCTATATTCAGTTGAATCTTCAAATTGTGCATTTCCATCTACAGCTTGACAAGCGTCTTGTGCCGAACCATTATTTCTAATACCAAAAAACAAGGATTTATTAGAACCATTACTATATGTATTAATAATCCAATCAATATTTGAAGTACCATCTTTGTATAGAATTCCGATAGGTGTGTAGTCACCATCAATCCCTATTTTATCAAAAGTTACACTAGTGTCTGTTATTTTAGCAGCGGTTGCTGTGCAAGTACCTGTAGTAAACCATCCCATATATTGAACGCTATCACCAACTCTTCTTTTATAAAATTTAGCAGATGATATTGTACCAAATCCCTCAGTTGTTGGTGTAAATTCTGTCCAATCTGTTGACGGAGTTCCAGTAACTACACCTTTACTATTAGCTACAACAACATTATCAAATATAAAATCAAAATTCAAAGCACTAGTAGTTGTAAAATGTATATACAATCTATAGTTTGTACTAGTATTTGCGTTAGCTTGAAATTCTCCTTTATAACTTCCAGAACCATCAAATATATCTGGCGTTAAAGGAACTATAACATCGGCGTCTTGATCACTAATAAAAGCTTTAACATCATTATTTACATAGCTAAAATTAGAAGTTACTTGATATAAAAAACTTAAGAAATGTGGTTTACTAGCATATCCTCTAGGAACAACAAAGTCATAATAATAACCTTCACCTTGAACAGATGTTGATCCAGTTTTAGCAATTTTAAATGATGCTATACCATCTAAAACTTCACCAGCGGTTGTTGTTCTAGTTAAAGCTAAATTACCACTAGGTGCTCCTCCAGGAGTTATTTCTGGTGTTGCTGCTGATGTTGTGTTTTTATATGCTGTCCAACTAGTTGTATCATATAACGCTTTACTATTTCTAATATAACTATCTTCTAAGTATTGACTAGTAAAAGTAGTACCATTATATTGTAATAAATCATAAGCAGCAGGACTACCAACAACTAAATTATCAGTATCAATACTTTGAGTATTAATTGTTCCAAATATATATTTACCACCTACAGCTATCCATCTAGTAGTTCCACCATCGTTAGTACTTAATATAAAAGTATTATCATCAGTCTCAGAACTATTAGATTCATAACGATAGAATGATTCTGTTTCAACAACATAAATTAAATCAGGCTCAGAATAACCAGTAGCTGCTTCAGCTAATGCTACTGTTGTGAAAGTATCTAAACCTCCACCACCTCCACCCAATGATACCCAACTTGTGGTATCTAAATCATATCGCCAATATTCTTTAGCATAACTTCCTAATCCATCACTAGCCCATAACTGCATATCGACAGGATTTGATGGTGGATTGGTTGTTGGTTCAACTCGAATTCCTTTTTGATAAGTTCTAATACTCATTTTTTCTCCTTTTTTATATCAGTTTCACAGGAAGTGGAGTACTTCATTGGTTTATACCAAAGGTTATTCCTGATATTTATTACTTTTTCTTAAATTATCTATAGCAAATAATGGTTGTAAATTAGTATAGTGAAAACATTTCTTCTGTTCTTCTTCATTTGTTAAATCAAATTTACTAATTGGTTTAATATGATCTATATGCCAAACTATTCCTCTATTTTCCCATGTCATCCCTTCCTTAAATTGTTTTTCTAAATATATTTTTAATTCTTCAATTGTACATCCAACCAATTCCATAGTTTTTTTATATTTTCTAGTACCTTTTAAAACTTTATTTATTTTTGTACGAATTAACCACATAAATCTATATTCAGGATCAGAATGATATCTTTGGTTAACATATCTTCTCTTATAATCTCTAACCTTCTCTATATTATTTAATCGCCAATTTTTATTTCTTATTTTTATTTTATCTTTATTTTTTAAATATCTCTCATGACTTTTAATCTTTTTTTCTTCTTCAGTCAATTTAATTTTTTCTTTTTTTGGTTTTCTATTTTTTTCTAAATAAATTTTCCTTTCTATTTTTCTACATTCTTTACAATCATTTCTTAAACCATCTTTGGA